CTCTTTACATCTCTTCTCTAAATAATAATAACTAGCAGTATCTACGAATGTTTGGTCTAGTAATTCATCCATAGCAATGTATGTTTCTGTAAGTTCTATAGCAACAGGAGCAAGAGCATTATATATTATAGAACCTTCCCTTTTATCAAAAGTATCTGGTACACTATCTAACATTCTTTTAATTATATTTTCAAATGTCATTAACTCAAACAATTATACACTCACCACCTTCTCTGCTTTTATATTTCCATATTTTGTATGAACTGAAAATCTACATTGTACTTTACCCTTTATATTTTGAAACTCAAAATTATCTATATTTTCAATCCTATCATCTTGAATTAGTGCTTCTGTTATCCTTCTTTCAAGTTCGGGTATTACATATGAAATAGGTTCTCCAATTAAATCATTTAATTCAACACCATAATTTCTAGAATAAATAAGATGCTCATACCTTTCAGTATTTAAAATTAAAAAAATGGTTTGTTTTAATGCTTCTACATCATCACAAATACCATCTACTCTATTTTTCTCTATATTCAATTTAAACGTCTTACTTGGTTCTTGTCTAACATCAAAATTAATTATCGATACATCTTCAATGTCATAATCTAAATTATCGCTTGGTAACACCTTATCACATCCTATCTAAAATCAAATATTGCTGTCCTCCTTGCATACGAATTAAGACTAATTTATCTCCTATTTTTTTATCTGTATATTTTTTGAATGTATCTGTTTGTATTAGAAAAGATTCTTCAAAAGAGGCTTTTTGCTCTATCTTAACTACTAAAGGATTAACACTTTCTATAGTTCCAAATGCAATTTGAATTGGATTACTTGTTTCTACTGCATCCATTGCAGCTTTTTTAATTATTTGCAATAATTCTTGACTCATATTACCACCTCACTTAAAAGAATCTTCTAGCTCTTGCAAAATCATGCTTTTTCTTTTGTCTACCACTTAAACTACTTATTTTTACTACATCACCAGTTTGTGGAGCATGAATATATTGGTCATTTCCTATATATAGTCCAACATGATGTACTTTTCCTTGTTCGTTTTTAAAGAATACTAAATCGCCTGCTTTTACATCATTTATGTTGCATAATAGTTTCCCTCTACTATCTTTTGATTGGTCTGCTGAAACTCTAGGTAGATTTATTCCTGCACCTCTTTTAAATGCCCATACCATTAAACCAGAACAGTCAAAACTCTTTGGACCATTGCCTCCCCAAGCATATGGCTTACCAAGTTGATTTTTTGCTTCTTGAATAACTTTACTTACTTTACTATTATTGTTTGTTGATGTATTAGAATTATTGTTTTGAACTTGATAAGTTGTATCTTTTAAATTCTTTTCTGCTTCTTCGTTACTTCCAACTCCTGTACCTGCATTATTAGAAGTATAGGTACTTCCTGTTATTTGTTTATAAAATTTGCCCACTCCTGGTACCCAATCTTTATTAAGAGGGCTATCATAAAGAGGTGCATATTTGTCTCTAATACGCTCTAATGTTTTTCTTCCTGTATGGATATAATTTCTCGATAAATTGCTAATACCTTTTTTTATCCCTTCATCTACAGAACTAAAAGACATCCCTTTCATACCAAAGAAATTATTTTTATTTTTGCAAAGTGAGGAACTTCCATTACCAGTTTCATGTATAGAAATAGCAGCCATTAAAGCTGCATTGACTTTGTAAGCATTAGAATATTTAACAAATATACTTCCTGTATTTGATAACTTATTTTTAAATACTTTATTTAATTTATTTATCATATCATTGTCTTCTTTACTTGTAGTACTTTGTGCAGGACCATTTTTCTTTTCATCTTTATTATTAGTATTTCCACTACTATATGAGCTTGAAGAATAAGAAGCAAATTCATCTCCATCAACAAGAGTCAAATCCATAAAGTGCGAATTATTTTCAAATGTGTGCTTTACTTTCTCAACTAACATATAATTTTGTAAATCAATATCTCCTAAATCTAAAAAAACAGGTACTAAACAACCTGCTCTCACTCTAATATCACCAAGTACATTTTTTAAACTTAATGACTTAGTTTTCTTATTATATAGTTTTAGAAGTATATCACACTTTTGTTTTATCTCTGCTTCACTCATGTTTTTGTCTACTGTATCAAACATTTGAAGTATTCCCCAACTCCTCATATGCGTTGAGTCTTGAGCAATATACACATCTCTTTTTCCTGTTTCTTCATTATCTCTCACAAGTTTAATCTTTGTGTAAGTATCACTATCTATTGATGAATTATAGTCAAAATCTTCTATTACATCATTGTTCATAACAGTATCTAATTTCATTGATGCAACATTCTTTAATGTTATTCTTCCAAAATCATCATACAAGGTATACATTTCTTTTTTCTCTCTTAAAGTATCATCAAGTGCAGTTAGTATCATATCAAATAAAGTTTTATTCTCCTCTATCCTAGAGATTTTATACTTAGTGTCTTCTATGACATTGTATTTTAAATTAAAATCTTTAGCTAACATTTTTACAAGTTCACTTGCAGTTTTATTACTATATACGTAAGTATCTTTATTTTTAAAATATCTTAACTGGTCGTAAGCAACAATTTTAATGTGATTTTCTTTATCTCTTTTCTTCTGAAATATATATCCATAAAATATACCTATTCCTTTATAATACAGCCTTACAGAGTTACCTTCACAGAATTGTAGTATATCATCCATGACTATTGTAAACTCTAACTTAGAAGGTGAACCTCTTCTTTCTATTTCCCATGTTATGTTATCAAGGACAACTGGCTCATAGAAATCTTCCCAATGAGCTATTACTAATCTTACATCTCTATCATTTGCTAACACTAATTCATCAACCAAGTTTTAACACCTGCCCTTTATAAATAGTGTATTTACTTAAGTTTTTGCCCTTATTTGCCTTATCCATCATAGATTTATTTAGTTCGTATACTTTCTTATATAATGAACCATTACCAAGTTGTTTCTGACAAATTGACCAAAGAGAATCACCACTTTTGACTGTGTATGTTTTACCACTTGGGGCATTGACTGAATCTGGTCTAAATTCTTTTGGTTTCATGACTGGAGGGGGAGTCCTGCCATAGTTCGTCTTTTCAGGTGTTGCAAGTACTAACTTTTTAGTTGAGTAATCTCTATATTGTTTTAACTTTATTGCAACCTTAAAATCTGAACCATTCTCTGCATCTTCTACTATGTTATATTCCTCAAGTGATACTTTTCTATTTGTATTAAATAGTACTTTATTCCCAAGTTGTCGAGACACAATAAATTGAAATGGCTTACAATCAGTCTTTAGTAGCTCTAGTTTACTTAAAAAGAATTGTACATCCCTAAAAGTCCCTCTGTAAAACGGTAATTTATTATGTGTAAATTCTGCTTCAAAACTTATCTCAGATAGACCAGGAGTCTTTAATATGTTTACTTCTCCATCATTTATAAGGTCTACAGTTTTATTTTTATTTGTTGTTTTTATTTCTAATTTTCCAGGTGTGATTGGTAATTGTACTCCATCTAAATAAAAATCATAAGCCACGACTACACCTCCTTCCTAAACTATTCCCTCAGCAGATACAACCATAGCGTCATTCAGTTTCTCAGTTAAGACATTAACTATTCCATCTAAGTCAGTATCTTTGCTTATGTTGTTTGTGTTGTTCATGTCAATTTTAATGTTTACTCCTGTGAACCTATTGATAGTTTCTTGCTCTGCAATGTCTCTAAGATATTTTAAATCTTCTTGACTTTTATCCATTGTTTTTGCCATCTTTGCAGTATTTCCCGCGGTATCTTTTGCACTTTTCCCTAAATCACTTGAACCTATGCCATTATCTAACCCATACTTATTTTTATCCCATAAATCTTTTAATCCTAATTTATCTTTTGCATCTTCTAGCATCTTGTTAATGTCAAAAATATCTTTAATTTTATTAGTTATAGCATTTTGCCACTTAGTTCCAAGTGCATTTCCTTTTTGAAATTCTGCTCCAATATCTTTGTATCCCATTCTCTCTAATGTTATTTTTTCTGGTGCATTTCCTACCCATTTGTTTAAATCTGCAATTTGTTTTTTAATTGTGCTATTATCTGCCTTGACTGGTGTGAATGTTGCTTCTCCTACTTTCCCAATGTCTACTCCAGGAATTTTGTTTAGTAAATCAACAAGCTTATTTACTCCTCTGATTGCTATATTTGCCCCGTCTATAAAGGCTTTTCCAAGTGCATTTCCTGCACTATTTACAGAATCATTTAGAGATGCCATTTTTTCTATTATGAATATTACACCTTTTGCAATTGCTTGTTTCATAAAATATATACACTGATTCCAACCATTCGCAATAGCTTCATTTACAAATATACAACCATTGAGAAGCCCAATCATTATATTTTGTATTGTTGCAACTGCTGCAAATACTGCACCTACAATTGCTCCTAGTACAGTCAGACTTGTTCCTGCGAATTTATTTACTGCTGCTACTGCAACAAAAACTACTACTACAAATGCTATAATACCTGCTATTATCCAAAAAATTGGACAAGATAATAATGCTGCATTAAATCCCCATTGTGCTGCTGTTGCTTGTGCTGTTACCAAAGCTTCCATAGTTTGTGCAGATATTTTTCCAAATATCGCAAATTCTTGTGCTGCTAAAGCTGCACAAGCTTTATACGCAGCTACTGCATACAATGAATTTACAAAAGATGCTACTGTAGTGGCAATTGTACTTGCAAGTAATACTCCTTTATATATCGCAATTGCTGCCACCACTCCATAAATAATTGGCTTTATTATGCCCCAATTCTGAGCAAAGACATTAGCAACATTTAGTGCAGCATTAGTAATCCATCCCAATCCTTGTATTATCAGTACAGTTCCTGTTGTAATTCCTTGTACAAAACCTGAGAAAAAATCACTATTTAAAATATTTTTTATAATATTCAGCGTATCATAAAGATTTGAAGATATTGCAATCATAACGTTCCGCATAGATACAACAATCTCACTAAACCTAACGCTTTGCAAAGCTCCACTTATCTTTCCTAATGTCTCAGAGAAAATCATATAGGCATCATTTTTCATCATTGTAAGAGCTTGAGAAAAAGTTATTGGCATGCTTGCGAATTTCTTTTCTATTTCAGCACTTGCTTTAAATAGTGCATTTCTCACTACATCTGCCGTTATAGCTCCTGTCCGAGATAAATCTTTTAGTGCTTCTTTACCCTTACCCATAGATTCAGCTATTTTAGTAGCTAGAAGTGGAGCATTTTCCATAATAGACCTAAATTCGTCACCTTGAAGCTTTCCTGCCGCCATCGCTTGTGTAAGTTGATACATTGCTGCACTCGCTTCTGATGCTGACGTTCCTCCTATTACAAATGATTTATTCATTAATTCTGCAAATTTTACAACTTCTGCACTACTTCCAAAAGCTTCTCCTGCTAATATTCCCAATTTACTGACTTGTGCTGCTGTATCTGCATAACTAGCTCTTGCACTTTGAGCAGATAAATAAATCATTTTATTAAGTTGTTCTGTTGTCTGTAACCCATCATTCATTAAAGCCAATCTTGCTTTTGTACTTGCAATTGTATCTGCCGCTTTTGTAATACTTTCTATTCCTTTTATTCCAATATATACTCCCGCTATACTTCTAAGTTTAGCAACTAATACGGAGCTTGCTTCACTTCCTTGCTTTATCTTATTATTAAAGTTTTCCTGTTCATTTGTATTTCTTCCAATTTTCTGTTCTATCCTAGTTAATATGTTTTCAATATTGTTTAAACTTTGTTGAGATGCTTGTATACCACCAGCATTGAGTGGATTATTCAATCTCCCTTGTAGCCTTTCAAGACTATTAATCGTTGTGTTAATAGAAGTAGTCATATTGCGAAATGCAGGTGTCATTCCGTCGAAAATTCGGATTGATGTTTGTATTGTAGCCATATTGTTACTCTCCTTTCTTTTTAAGCATAATAAAAGCACCTACTTTTTAGTATGTGCTTCATAATTTAAAACTTATCTTTTATTATTTATGCCCAAAACTGCTTACCACAGCTCAAGCATGTAACTCTAACTTTCTTTGCACCTAAGTTGCCTGCCATTAAACCAAGTCCTCCTACAACAGTTGCTCCAGCTACAGCTTTTCCTATACCAAACCCCTTTTTATGAGCAGATAATGAAACAGAACCACATTTGGGGCAACGTGCTACATTATCATTCTCAAATTCATTAAATTTTTTATAGTTATCTTCCCTTAATTCGTCTTTTTCTTCTTCAATATTTATTTTTTCACTTAACTCTTTTAATTCTTTAAAAGCTGGATATATAATATTTTTACACTCTTTTATGTCTAGCTCTAGTAGCCTCATTACAACATCAATCGCTAAAATTTTATCTCCTTTAGTTTCTTTATAAATATTAGTCAGATTTAATTCTTTTCCATGAATATTTATAAAGAAATCATCATTGTTAACTGTATTTACTAATACAGGTGTTCCACAGTTTGAACAAAATTTTCCTGCACCAGTTATCTCATAACCACAGTTTGAACAAAACATAACAAATCCCCCTAGTACAATAATTTTATAAGATTATTATACTATATCAGTAAAATTTTTACATTATAATCACATCCTTTCAATAAAAAAACACCTACTATTCAAGTAAGTGTTTTTAGTATTTTGATTTTAAATCCACATAGTTAATATAAAACACTAAAGATGGATTTGATAATATTATCTTAAGAAACCTTTACATACCACATAGTTAATATAAAATCTTTATAGTAGTAGCTTTTATTCCTTTATCTTTCAACTTTACATGCCACTTAGTTAATATAAAATTTGGAAATGTAAGCCAAACTGCACATCATTTAATAAGCTTTACATACCACTTAGTTAATATAAAACGGTATAAAATCGGCTGGAAAAGACATTAATATATGTATTTACATACCACTTAGTTAATATAATCTTCTATTTCCATTATACCATTTTTTAACATATAAAGCACTTGAAACAACATAATATCCAAGTGCTTTATCTATATTATTTATTCTCTTTCTTTTCTTTTTTCCTACCTTCTTCTTTCACTAAATTTACAAATCTATAAAATCTTTCTGGATTTTCATTTTTCATCTTTTCAAAGATACTTCCAAGTTCTTTAATAAGTTCTATCCTATCCATATCAAGTAAATTCTCATACATTGTATTAATCCCCCTCAAAACTAAACTAAAATATATTATTTAATACAATAGAATTTACTCAATTTTATATACAACATGGAAATTCTTTTTCTCACCTGCAATTTTAACAGGTCTATTATTCTCCTCTATCCAATTTCTTATTTTATCTATTACACTTTGTGAATACTTTGTTGTAGTTCCATTCCAATTATCCTTATTTGCTAATACTATGAGTTTTTCTTCTTCTTTAATATCTAATTTCTTAATAATCTCACAAACTGCCACAAAAGCAGGTTTATTTGTTTTAGAATACATATTTAATTTAATTGCAATTTGTTTTGTATCAAAGAAATGCTCTTTTTCTTCAATCTCCAAAGGTAACTCTATTCCTGCTTTTTTATAGATAGTCTTTGCTGTAAGTAACTTTGCTTTTTCATCTATTCCAGCACCGTTTAGAAAAGGTGTTAGTATTTCTATAGTCTTGTTAACTGTATCTAAGCTTTCTATTTCATTTGCCTTGTCTCGTAGTTCTTGAGGGTTGGCATTGTTAGTTATGTATGCACCTGTTTGTCTAATAGTTGGAAGAACATCATCAAATATCCAGCTTTCAAATTTTTCTGCACTTTGTAATTCACTATTGCTAACGAGTCTATACATATCACCTTCTGGAATGATGTTTACCTCTAAAGTTTTAATTTTACTTTGTGGGTGAGGTATGTGGTGTTTCACCACCCACTTGCAATGTTGTTTAATTGCATTAGTAGTATCTTTATATCCAAGAGATTTAGCAATATCTGTCGCAACAAAATATAACTTTCTATCAATCTCAACTGTTCTTATTTCTCCAAAATCTTCATTTTTAAATATTTGTAAATCATTCATCATACATACTCCTCCTAAATTTAATTTGAAAGAAGTTTCTCTATATGATAAAATATTTCATATAGAAGTGCTAACTTCTTTGTTGGAAATAGAGCATTCAATCTTTGGTCGGGGAGAATGCTCTATTTTGTTATTTCTCTAAAAGTAAATGGATTCCCTGTCTTATAGCCTCTGCTTTTGTAAGGTTATTTTTTTTACAGTATTCATCTAATTTTTCATTAGTTTCATCATCTACTCTAACCTTAATATCATTAGTTTTAGGGCTTCCTACAACAGGTCTTCCTATTTTTTTAGGACTCATGTTATCACCTCACTTTTGAGTTCCATAATTAAATTATATAGTTTTGGAACTCAAAAGTCAATAACTTATCCCAATTTTTTCTAATTATTTTACTCAACCGACCAATTTGAGCAAAACAAAAGCACCTACATATTTGTAAGTGCTTTCTATGTTTATTTAGTTTTTATCTACATTGTTAATATAAAACTGTTGCAGAAAAATATTCCTGTATGAAATACATTTATATTTACATTCCATATAGTTAATCTAAAACTTGGATTGCCTTCTTCATCATATCCAGATACTAAATTATTTACATTCCATATAGTTAATCTAAAACCTGTCTTTTTAGCCATTGAATCAAAATCTGTTTGTCAATTTACATTCCATATAGTTAATCTAAAACTTAAAAACGTACTTATATTATAATGTCGTGTATAAGGATTTACATTCCATATAGTTAATCTAAAACGGAATAGATTCTTTCAGAGAAAGAAGCTTGTATACTTTATTTACATTCCATATAGTTAATCTAAAACTCTTTTAAGACTATAATATAATTAAAGATAAACAAAATTTACATTCCATATAGTTAATCTAAAACTTTTAACTCTTTTATAAGTTCTTGCATTATTGTGTTATTGTGTTATTTACATTCCATATAGTTAATCTAAAACGGAAATTTATTCTTTATGTTTTGCATAGATTCCCAAAGATTTACATTCCATATAGTTAATCTAAAACTCTCCATTATACCTTTGAAACGAAATAGGTATTTTTAAATTTACATTCCATATAGTTAATCTAAAACCCCAAAATAAACTTAGTATTTCCAATATCTACACATACACACCTCTCTCAAATTTGCAGTGAACCGTGAGTAATGCAATTGATAACATTTATCACACACCCTCAATGCCTTGTATTGCAATTGTTAAACTTCAATTTATCGCAAATATTGCTCACTGCAAAATCTCTACATTTTTATTATATCATAAAAATATTATTTTTGAATATCTGTACCAATTTGTGGTATAATAAAAGCAATGAAATAATTTACTCCTACAAAGAGTGATTATTTTCAGTTGTTAAGTGAAAATATTATTTTTTTAAATCACCCTTATTGGCGTCTGGGTGATTTTTTATTTTGTCATAAATATAAGCTGATATAACACCAGCTAGTATGCTTAATAAAAAACCTATCATATAATTTCACCTCCTTCCTTATTTGGAATTTGGCGTTTAATATGAAAATAATCACCCTTCGCACTTTCGATTATTATCCTTGCTACAATCATTATAACATATAATTCTTACATATTTTACCAATTTTTTTATATAAACAATGAAATTCAAGTAAATAAATACCTACTTATTTATGTATATTTTATAAATTAATTGCTTTATAATCAAGTTTTCATTTTTTTAATAAAAATTTTTATTTTTTATTTTATATAAACAATATTTTTTCTAATTTGTGGTATAATAAAAGCAAGAAGAACTACAATCTATTTGACAGTAGAGTGAAGTTCATAATTTAAACAATTAGTAATTATTTAAATTTGTGGAACTTGATTTTAAAATCAAATTCCCAGCCACTTTTACTCTTGCCACGAGTTGAGTGGCTTTTTACTTTTAGAAATACTTTACAAATTAAGCAAAATATTAAACTAGCAATAACGCCAGCTATTACATTAAGTAAAAAGTTATTCATACTTCCCACCTCCTTTCATTAGGAAGTAGGTTTTATCCCAGTATGAACTCCACTCTATAAATTGTAGATTACATCTTCTTGCTAAAAATATTATAACATATAATTATTACATATTTTACCTATTCTATATTTATTTTTTTATTTTGCTATCTTCTTCGTCCCCTCTTTCTCTCTCTTTCAGCTTCTTTCATTGCTTCCTCTTCATCTTCTATCTTTATAAGTATTGAGGCGGCTGCTAACGCTCTCTCATTAACTTCTAAATTCATATATTCACTTGGCTTCCACTTTAATTTTTGAATACAATAATGAGTGATGCTAGCATCAAAATCGCCACCTCTGATTAGTTTTTTGCTTCTTCTACTTTATCCTCAAAAGATGTATCAAATCCATTGACTTCATTCACTTTTACTGTATAATTGACATACTCACCTGCTGTAAGCATTGTCTTTAATAACTGAGCTTCTCCCATTACTCCATAACTATTTTGGAGTTCGGCATCCTTTAAATCTGGAAATACTGTAGATGCTACACATAATTCAGCTACATAACTATTGTAGTCAATTTCACTTGTATATTGTCCAGTATGCTTACCATTGTTACCAATCACTTTTACTCTTTTAGTACACTTTCTTCTTAGTGCTTCGTCTTCTTCAGATGATAAAACTTTTAATTCCCATTCAACTGGTTTCCCTTCTTTATCTAAAAATCTGTTACTCGCTACATATTTTACATTATCAACCTTTATTGCATTTTGACTTAAAAAAGCACTTAAATTACTCATATTATTCTAATCTCCTTTTATTTTAATTTTTCATATAAAAAATACACATTTATAACTTATAAATGTGTATTTTACTCCATACCTATATTTTTTATTACTTCTTCCAATGGAATTTTTTTAGTAACTAATTGATTATAAAGAAATAGATACTTAACATTCAAATTTTCTGCACATTGTTTTAAAGTAATCATTTCACCTTTATAATTAACTCTAATACTATTTCTTTTATTATTTCGTTGAACTTCCCAAGTAACCCATCTACAATTTGATGGTTCGTAATTTCCATTCACATTAATTCTATCTATTGTTAAACCTTTTCTATATCCATTTTCTATAGACCAGTTATAAAAATTTATAAAATCCTCTAGCCATTCATTGCATACTTCTATGCCTCTACCTCCATAATAATTATAATCTTTATTACTCTTATTTGTGCACCTTTTAATCATACGGTGATAAACTCTATATAAGCTATCATTAGATTTATTATGCGTTGTAGAGCGCTCTAGTAATATTTCCTTTCTTATACAGCCACAACTTTGTGCTTTTCCTTGTTCTAATGCACTTGTACTAGTTATTGTTCTATTTCCACATTCACATTGACATAACCATAAATTGTGACTATATTTATCTTTCCCAGACATTTTCAATACTGTAAGCTTCCCAAAAGTTTTCCCAGTTATATCTTTAAATCTCTTATTTTGTCCTTTCCAGTTTGGAGAACAACCACAATGTGGAGGCTTCTCATTTTTAATTGATTGCTTTAAATTATTTTCTACTCTCTCAACTTTATTCCCACACTCACATTGACATAGCCAGACTTTTTTACTATGTTTATTTCTCCCTAAATATTTAATTAAAGTAAGTTTGCCTAATTTAATTCCACTTTCAAATTCCATGAAATACCTCCAAATAATTTATACTTACATCATAATATTTTTCAAGTATAATTCAATTTTATAACATTCCATTAAGTAATGCAAAGGATTCAACTAATTCCCAATCCTCAAAAGTGAAATCCATATCTTCATCTAAATACTCACCATCAGCATCAAATTTAGTAATTATTCCACTGTCCATATTACAATCTTTAAGTACTACTGTCTGTCTTCCTACAGCAGATGTAGGGTCTTCATTTGTAACTTGTATGTCAAAATAAATATCCTCACCAGTTTCTTTATATCTGTAAAGTAATTCTCTAAAAATAGAAGTATTATAATGAAATGTTGCACTTCCAGTATTTGTACTCCCAGTTGTTTTATTTCCCTTTGTTGTTCTTCCTAGAATTGGAACTTCACTTTTATTTTTTTCCATTTTAGCCTCTAAATCTATAGCTTGCATAAAATTATATCTTTTACCTTCTATAGTTATAAAACATTCAGCTTTCTTTGCACTAACTGTATCTTTAGCATTTATTGTTTGAGCCATATTATCACTCTCCTCTCTAATTAACTGAAACAGTCATATAAAGCTTACTCATAGCATTTATTACCTTAACAGCATCAGATACTATGACAGTTTTCTTATCATTTCCAAGCTCTACACTAACATCATCAGTTTTAAAATCTTCTATTGCCCTTATATTCTCTAATTCTTTATGGTGTTTAACAACATCATTCCAGAAACTTATTCTTCCTGCCTTATCATTCGGAACTTTACCTAAATACTTTTCATTAAATAAAGTTGCAATATCATTAGCAATTTGGTCAAGTACTCTAACACTTTGGTTACTTGAAAAATCGTCATTTTTATCATCTGTAAATGATACAAAAGTATTTATATCCTCTAACACATGAACTTCATCTCCCACCTTGTGGAATATAAATTTACCAGTTTTTAAAGCTTCTTCAAGTTGTATTTGTGTATAATTAACATCAACATCAAACTCACCATCATACTTTTTATTAGTATTAGATTTATTTATATCGCATCCTGCTATAGCTCCAGTAGCCCAATAAATCAAGCTAGATTCAACTAAATCTTTATCTTTAATCTTATTTTCTATAGACACTACACCTTCATAATCTGCATCACTTTTCTTATATAGTACTGTTTGAAACTTAGCTCCTACCTTATCTCTCATTCTCTTTGTAAATTCTACAAATAAACTTTTAATTTCTGTTGTTGTAGCCAAACACCCTAGTGCATTAAATGAATAACTTTCTATTTTATCCAAGAAAGCTTGGTACTCTGCTCCTGTCACAGCTTCGCCATTGGTTCCACCAGTAAATACAAGTCCTGCACTTGCTTCTAGTGTTGCATCCTTCTTCCAAGTGATATAGTCATTGTCTTGTAAGTCTGTAATAACCTTTGCTATTTGAGTATCTACCTTCTTATTATCTAAAAGTATTACAACATCAAACTTAGCATTATCATCTATATTTGTTGTAACTGTTACTTTTAAGTCATTTCCTCTTATACCACTATATTTTGCTGTGGCTATAGTACAACTGGCTTTAACGCCTTTATTTAATTTATAAAAATATCCCAACCTTATATTTTTGAATAAATCTCTCAAACCTTTCAGCTTCTCATGAGTATAATCATATCCAAAATACTTCACTGAATACTTCTCAAAATCATCACTGGTTACTTGGAATGCTTCTTCATCTATGCCCCAATCTAACTCTAAAGGCATTGCAACAATACCTCTATCTGATAATGAACTGGTTGCCCTCTTAGCTGAGATAAAATTTATATATGCACCAGGAAGTATTTTATTTTGCGTTACGAATGTTCCTCCACCTAAAGCCATCTAACTCACTCCTTTCATAAATTTATTTATTCTATCCTCTACCTCTGAGAAGGAATATAACTCATTTTCTTTTAAAATTGCATTTAATAAATCTTTTCTATTTACATACTTCTTAGAGTTAACTATCTGCTCCTTAGTAAACTTGTAGTTATCTTCTTTGCTTAATGCTTTACTCAAAATTATCACCTCTCTTCAAACCACCGAATAACTCTACTGTATCCATCTTATTGGTATCATTATTTTTTATAGTAAAATAGTTATAATCAACAAAGAAGTGAAGAACATTGTCTATAATTTCAAAATTCATATTTGTACCTCTTACTAAATCTCCATCAATTTCTATATACTCTAATTCCTCCAGTAGCATCTCAGCTATCTCATTTATTTCAAAATTCTTATCTTCTGAACGAGGGAAATAATGTACATCAAAAGAATTTTTCTTTAATTCTCTCCCGCTTGGATATGGTGTCTTGCTTGGATTTAAAGGAACAATAAAAAAACAAGGTTCATTAATACCTTGCTCCACATCTTCGCTATAAATTGTATATTTTTCTCCAAACGATTTATCTAACTTTACTGATATTCCATCTATAATATTATTAAGCATCAAACACTCCTTTAAGCAATATTAATAGTTTTTTCTCTATTATCTTATCAACTTGACTTTGTAGTTCCATTTCTGAAATAGTTAAGAAATGTTGTCCTTTAACCCAACCCTTGCCATTTTTAGTTCTATGACCAAATTCAACATATGCATTTTGTTATCCTAAAGGCTTTTTATCCTCTAGCTCTTATAGTTTCCTATAAGTTCGGCGTACATCATCAACAAAATAAACTTTATTTAGTTGCCCAGCACTCTTGGAGAGATTATATTTATTCACTCTCTACGCTCTACGGAAACCTATAGCCTATCCGCAATCTATAGGTTTTCCTCGGTATTGGCATATATAATTAATTAAATATTTTTCCATGTTCTTCTATGGACTATATTTGATATAGATGAATATGTTACAGGATATATTTCACTTAGTTGTTTTATTGTATATCCATCAGAATACTTTTTTCTAATTTCTTTTACATCCTCAATAGATAACTTAGCTCTGCTTTCTTCAATAATCTTAACTTTTTCTATAAGCTTATTTCCTACTAATCCCTTAGAATATCTACTTCTTAAGCAAGAGTATGAAATACCTGTTTTTTCAGAAAGCTCTATCAATGTAATTTCTTTTTCTTCATGTTTTACTAATATATTTGTTGACCTATTTCTACATTGTGTCTTTATATCCACCCATCTACAATTGCTTGATTCATAATTTCCTTCATTATTTATTCTATCAATTGTAAGTTTCTCTGAATATCCATTACTCAATGCCCAATTTGCAAAATTATCATAGCAAAACCATTCATCACACACAATTATATTCCTTTCACCATATCTATTGTATCTTTTATTATTTTTATCTGTACATCTAGATATTATACCCTTCCATATACTGTAAAGTCTTTTATTTTGAACCTTATATTTCTTTTTAAATTGGTATTTGTCTGTTAAATTTAATTTATCTTGTTCTTTTTTTAAACATCCACAAGATTGCACTAAGCCACTAGTTAAAGAGTCAGTTCTTATTTCTTTGAAATTTCCACAATCACACTTACATAACCAATATTTCCTATTTCTTTTACCGCTTTTTATCTCTTTAGAAAATTTAATGACTCTTAGCCTTCCAAATTTTTTTCCTGTAATATCTAAAAATTTTGCCATAAAATCACCTCTTTTATACATTATAAATCAAGAGTTATTCTATGTCCATATTCTACCTACTTTATAATGTAACACTATTACACTTAGCGTTTACCGATTTTGCTGGGTTTTATATGCCCCATTGTGTTAAGGCATATTCAGTTGGATTAACAACTTCTATAATATAATTATTACCTTGTTTGTAAACAGGAAGCGACCTAGCATAAGCTACTCCACTCCAACCCTCTCTCAAAAATCCTGTATCAACTGGTGTCCTTCTAATTACTTTTCCTAAGAGTCTTGCTGCTAATTCTCTTGCTGCATCCTTGCAAAACTTATCTAAATCAATCTTTGTAAATTTCTCCATCTTTTTACAAACTCTTTTAAACTCTCTAAAATCAACACTGCCCCATCTAGCCATTATGCTTTATCCTTAAATAACTCAAGTATTATTTCTTGATGATTTGGATATATAGCTGATTCTCCACTTCTTACATACTCTTTATCATTTATAATAAGTTTTGAACCTGCTTTAATTTCTATATCTGGAGATATAAAGAGTTTAATAGTTTGCTCTAGCTTAGCTAATTTCCCTTCTGTAGCAGAAACTATATTTTTATATGAAAGTTTACATGGTTGATTTTCTAATACAATCACTTCTTTATTGTTAGTTCGTTTTGTTACAGGGTCTTTAATTGGCTGATACTCAACTATAGTACATTTATTCTATATAACATTTCTATTGCTTTTCTAGTTTTACTTACCATCTTAAGCACCTAAAGGTTAATATCTTATTCTTACCATAAGTAGTAAGATAAGCTATTAAGCTATCAAAGCGTTGTTCTGGTGTTTGAGAACCACTTCCTATAGCAAAATCTACCTTTGTATCACCTTCTGATATAGACTTTTCTACAGCTTCAAAGTTAATGCTTTCTATATCTAATTGCCCATATTTTTCTTGGTAAATAAGAACTCTCCAACTATCATATCAACTTCAATTTCTTTCAATTCAATTGGCATAGTTTTTATATTACAATCTAGTTTAATAATATTTTCTATTTTTTCTCTTACAAAATCTATTAACCACTTATCCCCATCTTTTAATATATATCCAAAACTTTCAAGTCTTTTTTCTATATCATCAATTATATTATTTCCCATAATTTTCACCTACTTTTTAGTAAGTTTATTTTTCTCTTTAAGCTGCTTATTTTCTTCTTCTAAAGACTCAACTTTTGACCTTAAAATATTATTTTCAGCTATTAAATCTTTTACACTTAATGACTTGCCATACTTTACTGCCTTACCAGTTTCATCTATCAAATCATATCCCATCTCTAAGAAATCATCTATTTTACATTCTTCTATGGTTAGTATTCTATTTAGTTTTTTTACTTGTGGCACTATATATCACTCCTTTTTCTATGCTTCAACAACAAATTGTATTGCATCAGCTTTTTTATTTAATATAAATACATCCTCAAAACTTTCTTCAAAGTAGAAGTATTTTCCCTCTGTAACTGCTGTTGGTTCGTCTAACTTAGAGAACTGATAAGAAACA